CTTCCGCACACGCATGGAGAGCGGTTTGCGCCGTGTCCGCGGCACATGAGGAAAACAGGGGAAAAGGGCCTCAAAGGAATCTTTTACCACCCCCCCCGCTTATCGCGTGGCTTGCCACCCCGCCGTTTTTTTTAACATGGATTTTCAAAACCAGCCAAAATCGGGGGATTCCGAACCAGCCGGTTCACGGCCAAAGCCGGGGCGACCGAAGAAGGAAAGGCCGCCGCTCGACGTGGAGGGAATCCCCGACGCAAGCTTCGAGCAGACGATCGAGAAGCACGAGCGCCTGGTCGTGCTCGCCCGCGAGAAGTATGAGCGGATGCTGCGTGCCGGCGATGCTGAGGCTGGCCGCTATCAAGTGACCTATAACCAGAGCCTGAAGCAAGCGGTGGCCCTGCGTGAGGAACAGGAACGGCGCTCGGTGTTCGCCCGCCAGCACATCGACGCAACCGAAGCGCGCGAGGCGATGCTCCGTCTGGCTGGCCTGATCGTCGAACGGCTGGACGCGCTCGGCTCGGAGTGCGGTGAGAACTGCAACCCCAAGGACCCGGTGAAAGCCATCGGTGTCTTGACGGAGTGGGCGCGTGAGGCCCGCGAAAAGATTGCCCGGGTGGCTGGAGTGCTGGAGGAACCGAAGCCGTGAACGCCGACGAGCTCTTCGAAGAAGGGCTGGCCGTGGTCAGGCCGTCGGCCTTGAGCGACCCTGTCGCTTACCTGAAGGAGAACGTTAAGAAGATTCCTGCGGGTGTCTTCGACGGAGGCTACAACCCGAAGCGCTGGCCGTGGATTGGTGAGGCCGTCCGCATCTTCAACGCTCCGACGACGTCGCGTCTGTTCATGCCCTGGGCCATCGGCTGCGGGAAGACGCTGACGCTGAAACTCTGCGCGACTTACCTGATGGCTAACCGCCGCGCGTCGATGGCCATCTTCCTCGACTCTCAGGACAAGGCGAAGGCGTTCACGCTTAACGAGCTGCGCCCGCTGTTCGACCAGGTGTCCGACATCCGAAGCCAGATGTCCGGGGACGATAACGACAAGTCTGGCACGTTGCGGTTCGCGGATGGCTCGCTGATTCACAACCGCTCGGCCTCGACGGAGAAGCACCTGCAGTCCTTGCACGTCCGCTACGTGTTCGGCTCGGAAATCTGGCAGTGGCCGAACGGCGCATTGGCGATGAGCATGAGCCGCATGAAGGCGGCGGCGTTCGCGAGCAAGGCGATCTACGAGAGCCAGCCCGGGGACATCGAAGGACAGGGCGCTGAGTTCTGGAAGTTCTACCTGATGACCGACCAGAGGGAATGGATGTTCGTCTGTCCCTCGTGCAACCACCGCCAGCCCTGGCTGTGGGACTATATCAGATTCCCCGAAGGCGCTAAGATGGTGGACGGCTGGGACCTTGAGGCGGTGCAACAGGGCACGACCTACGAGTGCTCGAAGTGCCGTCACCGCATGGAGGACAACGACGAGGTCCGCACGATCTGCAACGAGGTCGAGCGCGGCGCCGGGTTCGAGGCCACGACCAAGGCGGAGAAGGCCGGCTACGTCGGGCTACACGTCAACGCTCTCGCGTCTACTAGCTGGGGGTCCTTGGCCGTGGACATGATAAAAGCGAAGCAGGTCGCAGACTTGGTGGGAGATCAAACCCCGCGTATGTTGTTCAAGAACCAGTATTTGGCTCTCCCATGGAGCGATGACGGCACGGGGAGCATGGTCGTCTCGACGGAGTCCTCGGACTACGCCATGGCCGACCCATGGGAAGCGGTCTGCTACATCAGCCCACGCGGCCAGATCGTGGACAAGGACGACGCGACTGAAGGCTCGGTCAAGTTCATCACCCTGCAAATCGACTGTCAGGCGGACCACTTCTGGGTGGTCGTGCGTCAGTGGGCACGAACGGGCCACAGCCGTCTGGTCTACTTCGGCAAGGTCCTGAGCACGGACGGCCTAGGCGATTGGTCCGGCCTCGACGCCCTGGCGGTCAAGCACGGCGTCCACCCTCAGCTCGTCATGGTGGACTCTGGCGGCGCAGACACCACGACCCAGACGGTCTACAAGCAGTGCGCCACCCGTGGCTGGTATTGCTCGAAGGGCTCGGGTCAGGAATATTTCAATGTCAAGACCAAGGCCGGGGACACCGTCCGGCGGTTCTACAACACCCCGACCGCCATCCACGTCCCGGGCATCCGCACCCCCACGGCATTGGTGGTCTGGTCCAACCTGTCAGGCAAGGACTTGTTCCACGGGATGCGCTCGCGCAAGGTGTTCACCTTTGCCCGGGATGCCGACCCCGGGTATGTGGAGCAGCTGAACTCGGAGGTCCGCATCAAGGAAGCGGGCAAGGCCATGTGGCGACTACGCAAGGGAGTCCGCGACAACCACGCTTTCGACTGTGAGCTTCTCGGGATGCTGATCGCGGCCCGCTGGGGCCTGCTCGGTCGGGACGAGCCGCAAACCTTACCCGCCCCGCAATAAGTATATGCTCGGCATCTACGTAGGCGTATCAGAGGACGTGCTGCTGCAATACAAGCAGGAAGCACTAGGGGACCTCGGCAAAGCCGTGACGTCCTACTCGGACTCCGGCACTTCCGTGAACAAGCAGTTTGGGATGCCTCCCGAACGCCGCCTGCAGGAGATTAACTACGCTTTGTCCCGTATCGACCCGAAGAAGTATGGCGGTGCTCATACCTCCGTGCAGAAGAACTGGGATATGCGGGTTGACCTCTGATGCGAAAGAAGACCACGCCCAAGACCAAGACCGAGAAGAAGGGGCCGTCCGCCTCGTATTCTCAGTTCGCCAGCACGACCGACTCGGGTGCTCGGCGTATGCTGTTCATCGGTGCGGTCACCGACCAGCGCAAGGAGGTCACGTCCGGCACGCGCCTGACGATGGTCGGCACGTCCCGCTGGGCCGTCCGCAACAGCCCGATCTACAAGCAGTGCATCGACGAGGCCGTGCTGGTCTCCATCGGTGACGGCCTTGTGGCTCAGTCCAACGCCCGCGACCCCGCTGTGGCCGTTGCCCACCAGAACTATTTCCGCGACTGGTCCACCCGTTGCGACCTGACCGGACGCTACAACCTGGGGCAACTGCAGGCCATGTGGATGTCCGGGGCTTTGGTAGACGGCGACTCGTTCGGCATCCTGACCAACGACCCGAAGACAGGCGTCCCGAAGGTGCAAATCCTCGAGAGTCATCGAGTGGGAACTCCCTCCGACAAGTTCGACACCAGCAACGTGGACGGGGCTTACCTCGGCACGTATGGCGAGATCACCGGCTGGAATGTCTACACTGACGGCGACAAGAAGGACCGCTACGTGCCGGCGCAGTCCATGCTCCAGGTCATGGAGTTCGAGCGCCCGTCTGCGGTGCGAGGTTATCCTGTTTTGCAGTCTAGCCTCAACTCGGTCCGCGATCACCTCGAGGTGTTCAGTCTCGAGGTTCGAGCAGCCCGCGACTCGGCGGACCATACTTTAATCCTCAAGAAGCAGGGCGGCGTGCTTCAAGACGACCCGGCCTCCAAGTTCTCCGGCGACTACAATTCCTGCGAGAAGATGGCCAGCCAGATGGGCGGCAAGATGCTGGTGGTCGATACCAACGAGGACCTCTCTCAGCTGACCCAGACCCGCCCCTCTCAAGCGTGGATCGGGATGATGACCGCCATCGAGCGCGACATCGTGCGCCTGCTCCCCTACGAATACCAGGTCACGCCCGGAGCCCTCGGCGGTTCCTCGGTCCGCCTAGTCGCTGGCCGCGTGTCACGATGGGCTGGCAAGTGGCAGAGCATTATCATCGACAGCCTGGACAGGGTCTACGACTACGTCATCGCCGACGCCATCGCCAAGGGCAAGTTGCCCGACGACCCGGACTTCAACCGCAAGTCTTGGATCACGCCCCGCGACATCACCGTGGACGCTGGCCGCGAAGCCTCGCAAGACCGAGCCGACCTGCAGATGGGTCTGACCACGGCGCAGGCCATCCTCGGCAAGAAGGGCATGACCTACGACGAGGTGCTCGAGCAGCGCGCCGTCGAGATGGAGAAGCTCGTGCAGAAGTCCAAGGAGCGGAACCTCCCGCTGTGGATGCTTTATCAGTCGGCCTTCAACTGGCTGCAGCAGGGTCAGGCTTCGAGCCAGACGCCTGACGCGGTCGCCGACAACCTCGACCTCCCTCCCCCTCCCGAACCATCTAACCCGTGAAATGCTTAATCAACGGACTCTCTGGAAGAGAGCCACTTCTCTGCGACCCTATCAAGGCCGCGAACCACATGAAGTATGCCGAGAAATACGGCGTCGTGGACAGCGTGCTGGATATGTTCTTCAACCCTGTCGCGAAGCCCTACGTCACGCAGGGCGGAACGGCGGTCATCCCGCTCCAGGGATTCCTCGGTGTCGGCCTGACCAAGTTCGAGAAGATGACCGGGGCCATGGACATGACCGAGGTCAGCGAGCAGATTGACGAAGCCCTTGCCAACCCTGCGGTCCAGCGCATCGCCTTCGAGATTGATTCCCCTGGTGGGACGGTCGTCGGCACGCCCGAACTCGCCGACAAGATCGCCAGCATCCCTCTGCCAACCATGTCCTACGCCAAGAAGCTCATGGCCTCCGGGGCATACTACACCGGCTCTCAAGCCGACTACGTCATCGCATCGCCCTCCGCCATGGTGGGTTCCATAGGCGTGATCGCCGTGGACGAGTCCTACGACGAAGCGTTCAAGAACATGGGCCTCAAGGTCGAGGTGTTCCGTGCGGGCAAATACAAGGCCCCGAACATCGCCGGCGAAGGTTACACCGACGAGATGCGCGAGCTCGAGCAGAAGTCCATCGAGGCCATGCATGAAGAGTTCAAGCAGACGGTCCTCCGCAAGCGCTCGCTCGCCAGCCGCGAAGACATGGAAGGCCAAGTGTTCTCTGGCCGGGAAGCCGCCGCCAAGAACCTCGTCACGGGTCTGGCCACCTCCTTCGCCGAGGCCCTCGCCGCTTTCGAGCAGGCCGCTTAACCTTACCCCCTACGCAATAGTATATGACCATCGAAGAACGCTTCAAGGCCGCCGAGGCCGCTGTCGTCTCCCTCACCGCTGAACGCGACGACCTCCGCAAGACGGTCGAAGCCTCCGTGGTCAACGTCTCTGCCGAACTCGACCAGGCTAAGGTCGATGCCGCCGCCAAGGACCAGAAGGTTCAGGAACTGGAAGCCGCCCTCGCCGAGGCCAACGCCAAGATCGTCGAGCTCGAAGCCTCCAAGGCCACCGCCTCTGTCGAAGCCGCGAACATCCTCGCCTCTTCTGGCGTGGCTCCTGTCGCTGCCCCGGTCGTCGCCGCCGCTGTCGGCTCCATCCACGAGCAGTATGCCTCGATGCCTGCCGGCCCTGAGCGCCGCGCCTTCCTCAAGAAGCACAAGGCCGTCCTCTTCTCCAAATAATTTCCCCTCACTTCAACCTACTAGCTACCCATGCCTAACACCATCAACAGCGCTCTGATCGTCGACACCGTCGCCGAGCTCAGCCTCACCAACCTCTCGAACCGCCTCGCGGCCCTCGGTAACTTCGCCTCCGACTTCTCGGCTGACGTGAAGCGCCCGAAGGACGTCGTCCAGGTGGCTCTCTCCACCGCCGGCAGCACCACGCTGACCAACCCGACCGCGTTCAACGTCATCGGTGACAGCACCCTCGGTGCCACCGCCGTCTCGCTGAACCACCTCTACCAGCCCTTCGGTCTCTCCTACGCCGACGTCCAGAACGGCATCAAGCTCGAGAAGATTCTGAAGATCAACATGGACAAGCTGGCCGACTCCATCTGGGCCGCCGCTACCGCTCCGATCACCGTCGCCAACTTCGGCGCCGCCACGGTCACCGCCGCTGATTCGGCTATCACCCCTGGCTCCGCTCAGCTCAAGGCTCTCTGGGCTGGCGTCTCCAAGGCTGGTCGCAAGACCCTGATCGTGAACCCGGGCATCTACTCCCAGCTCATCCCGACCAGCACGACCTCCCTCCCGCTCTCCGCTGGCGCTTACGGTTTCGACGGTGGCGTGTTCTACGCTTCCCTCTTCCCGTCCGAAGCGAAACTCGCCGGCTTCGCGGTTTCCAGCGAAGCGCTGGCTATGGCCGCTGCCGCCCCGGACCTCGACGCTGTCGGCAACGACTTCCTCGTGCGCGAAGTGGTCCCGATCGAAGGTCTCGGCATCTCGGTCTACTACAACGTCTGGGCTGACAAGAGCACCCGCAACCTCGTCGGTTCCATGGAACTGATGTTCGGTGCGAACAAGGCGATCACCACGGGCACTCTCGCCTCGGTCTACAACCCCTAATCGGGGCTGAGTCCTGAAACAGCCCCCAGCGATGGGGGCTTTTTTGTATCCCTAAATCCCTACCCACCCTCATGTCCCTCTACGGTTCCACCTTCAACTCTGACTTCCAATCCATCCTGGCAGACATCGGGGTTCCGGCTACGGTCGGGGCCAACCTGTTCCTCGTCGGCCTGTCCCAACCCATGAACACCCCCAAGTTCGACGCGGGGGGCTTCACCGAGGAAAAGATGTGGACGGTGCGTTTCGCCGCCGCTACAGCCCCTTGGACGGCTTCTGATGGCCGGGTTGGAGGTCAGGTAGCCACAATCGCCTCGGGCGTCCCTGTGGCCTCCCTAGCCCCTGGCAAGAAACTGACGGTCAACGGGCAGGTCCTCCGGGTTAAGGGCCAGTCCTACAAGCAGGCCAGCGCCGTCATCGAGCTGACCTGCATCGACGACAACCAGTAATGGCCAGCAAGGGAGCCATCGACCCAGCCAGCCTAGCCGACTTCAACGCGGCTATGCGGCACTTTGCCGCCGAGGTAAAGGGCGATATGGAGATGGTCACCCGCGAGCAGATCAGGCTGATGTGCCGCGACGCCATGACCTTCACCCCTCCGATGCCTGCCGGCGGTGGCCGTGGCCTAAGCTCAGCCGCCCACAAGGCCGGCATGGGTAAGACGGCCAAGGACATCAAACGCATCTTCATTCCTGCGGACAGCCCCAAGAAGGGGATGCCCGTCCTGCTGCGCCGCGTCATCAACTCCGTCAGAGGCGACGACCGACAGGCGTTCATGGAAATCTACGGCAACTTCGATTCAGGCAAGGCACGCGGCATCTCCCCGGTCATGCGTAAGATTCTGGAAGACGTGAGCTGGGAACGCTCATTCAAGAAGGCCAAGAACTACCTGAACAAGGCGAACATCTACGGGCAGATCAGGGCAATCGAAGGGCAGACCAACGACCTGCGAGGCATCCACGACAAATACAAGAACGCCGTGAACGGACGCTGGAAGCGCAACCAGCCCGTCGGCGGACCGCAGTATATGGTCGGCTCAGTCCAACAACTCCAAGCCTACATAGCCGAACGTCAGGCCAAGGTCGGACGGGTCAAGTCCGGCTGGGCTGCGGTCCTAGCGCAGGTCCCCAAGCCCGTGACCAAGAAGGGCGTCGAGCGTAACTTCGGCGCCTATGACGCCCCTTGGGTGGACGCGAACAAGCGTTCGGCTCAGGGCGTGTTCAGCGCCAGCCGTAGCCCAGGTTTCGTCTCGATGACCGTGATGAACCTGATCGGTAACATCAACAACGTGGCAGGAGAAGCCGGGACCGAGAACTTGGTCTACGGCAACCGCGTCAAACAAATGCGTGCCGCCGTGCTCGCAAGGTTTGAAAAAACGTTGGCTCAGGCTAACGCTCGTAAAAGCAAATAACTCTATGGGAACCAAATCCGCCCGCCATATCGTGGAAGCCGCAGTGGCTACCTACCTAACCGCCCAGGTCGAACTGACCGGGGTCAACGTCTACACGGGCGACAGCGCCGACACGAACGTGCTCCCCAAGGCCATCGTGCTCTGCGACTCCGCCCGCCTGCCTAACGACTTCCCTGACGGCCTCGGGAACTACTCTTGCTCGGTCCGCGTCACCCTGCTGGACTCCGCCGACGACGTGACCCTAGCCGATCACCGTGCCCGGATGGCCGCCATTGCCGGCGCCATGCAGGACCTCGAAGAGCTGCAGGACGTGTTCACCGCCCAAGGCGACGCCCACTGCTACGATATCACCCCCCTGTCCGAAGACGAAGGGGTCAACGAGCGCTCCTGGGCATCGGTCCTAGTCTACGACATTCTGGTGGTCGTGAACCCCGAGGGCTAACCTTACCTTATCCGCAATAGTATATGGCTGCTATCGTCAAAGGGGTAACCGCAATCTATGGCCTTCCCGGCGCTACCGTGGCCAATGCCGTTGTCCAGTCCTACACCAACGACGGCGAGTTTGCCAACGAAGCGACCATCATCGACGAGACGGGCAAGACCGTCGCATGGCGCGGCGACGACAGACGCTGCCAGGTGAGCGTGGAAATAATCGCGAAAACCACGGCGATTCCTGTCCTCGGTGCATCCTTTACCCTGACGGTCAACACCGCCTCTTCCTACTCTGGCGGCTCGGCTTCCACGGCCTTCTCTGGCTGGGTGACCAAGGTCTCGGACAAGGGATCTAATCGCGGATACACTGCCGTAACCGTCAGTGCCGTCGGCTACGAAGGCGTCGCCGGCGCCTAACCGCATGGACAAGCGGTTCACATCCGCTTTCACGGACCCGGGGCTTACCAAACTCCTGGGTCGTTTTGTTTCCCCGTTCTGCTTGCTTCACCGCGTGCAGCTGGAAGCAGCCGAAAGCCCCCTCCTTCGCTCTGGCGTCGGCATCCGTCCGCTCGATCTGCTAGTGGCCGTAAAGATTTGCTCGGGCGAACGCCTCGACAAACTGACTTGGAAGGACTCATGGTATCTCGGCAAGATGACCGCAAACGATGATTACTTTGCCGAGCAGATTGAACGCTTCTCGAAGTTCGTCCTCGTCGAGGCGTGGCCGAAGTTCTGGGAGAAGAAGGCCAAGCACTCCGAGACCAGCGGGACCCCTTGGGTCTTAACCGTGGTGGCCTCGCTGATTTCCAACGGCATCCCAGAAGAGCGCGCGTGGACGATGCCGGAGTGCCAGGCCATCTGGCTTAACTCCACCTTTGCGATCAGCAAGGGAGCCGAACTCAAAGTCCTCACCTCCGAGGACGAGGAACTAATCGACTCACTCGAAAAAATCCAAGCATGAGCAACGTCATCAAGTTCAGCATCAACGGCGATACCAACGCCGAGCAGGTGACCGAGAAGGTCAAGAAGTCCGTCAGCGCCCTGGAGAAGAACATCGAGGGAATCGAGAACCGCTTCAAGTCCTTCGGCAAGGACCTGTTCCTTTCCTTCGCGGCCCCGATGGTCCTGCTCAATGCGGCCATGAGTTCCATCTCTGCGGCCATCGAAAAGAACCGGCAAGCCGTGCAGGACGCCAAGGCCGTGGCCGAAGGTGGCGGCAACAAGTATATGCGAGAGGGTACGGTGACTTCAGCGCAAGAAGCGGCCCGTCGCCGTCAGGACGCCTTGGATCGCAAGAACGCCAAGCTAGCCGCCGAGGCTTTGGCTGAAGAGCAAGGCAAGGAGGGCGGATTTCTTGGAATTGGAGATGAGGCTAATAAAGCCACATTTCAATTTATGAAAGAATCAACGGGCGTTTTTGATTTCGCTCGTCGTGCTGGTAAGTCTTTCCTGATGAACGCTGGAATCAGTGACTTTTCAAAAGATGAAGAGTTTCAGCAGGTCCTGGAAAAGCGTTCTATGGCTCGCGTCGCCGTAGACCCGGAGATGATTGCCAAGAAGAAGGCCGAAGAGGCCGCCGCCAAGCAGAAGGAAGCCGCTGAGTCTCAACTCGCAGCCCAGAAGGAAGTCGATAAGATGCCGACCACCTTCAAGGGTCCTGAAGGCTTCTCCAACGTCGTCGGCGTCGGCGCCAACCCGGTGCTGGAGGCGATGGCCTCCCAGCTCGAAGAGGCCAAGAAGACCAACGACCTTCTGGCTCAGCTCGTCACCTCTGGCGGAGGCCGCACCTCTAGTTGGCTGGATGCTCCTGCTGGTGCCACCTCCACCGCTGCGCCTTCCCGCGCCGCCATGCTCAAGGGCAAATAAACTTTATGGCACGTCAAGACTACGGCAACAACCTAAACGCCCCGGTTCTCCAGCCTGGAGGCAAACTGAGCAACGACGGCTACGGCTTGCTCACGGCCACCTGCGTCTGGAAGGCCAACACCAACAACGATCTATCGGTCGGAAACCGAGGCTCGACCTGTCCCATCAACGCGGCCCTGGCGGCGCACAAGTTCTCCGTGTCTTACGATGCCCTCGGGATGGCCATAATCACGGTGGACTACATCGGCATCGACCCTGACGTGAACGAGGGAGTTTACACCAACCCCGAGGTCGGCGCGTCCAATGGCCTGACGTCCGAGAACATCACGACCAACCCCAACTTCTTTGAACCTGGCGGTGACGGATATGATGGCGTCATCGCCGGCGCAGCTGGAAGTTACACCCAGTCGCCCATCGGTCCTCTGGTGGAAATCAAGAACACCGCCGACTTCATCACTGTCATCACGGGATACAACGGCGACGGCTCCCCGATCACTGCCCTGGTCAACAAGAAGCAGTCATACCTCGGCCAGAACGGCGCGTGCTTCGAGGACCCGCAGGGCGGTCGCTTCATCGGTTTCGTCAAGGCGGCTGATAAGCACTTCTACGGAAAGACCAACTACCTCGCCCCGACCTCGTCCTTCTCCGGCCACTTCTACACAACCGAAGCCTCTGAGGTTCATAACATGATGGACTACCTCGGCACGACCTCCCGCGATAACGACTGGTCTAGTGTCCTGCCTAAGATTATCCCGGACTACGCCGGAACCACTTGGGTTTCCAGCGCGGCCAACGGTTCTTTCAATCAACTGCTGCTGTCTCAGGTAAACGTTCAGGACTACGGCCTGCTCTATAAGGTCAACTATGAGGTGCGCTATAGTATTGTCGGCTGGCACGATAAGGTATACCGAGACAACCGACTGATCTGAACATGAGCCTACAACCCGGCGACGGATACACCTTCAAGGCTTCGTCTAACGGGTTCTCCCTGGACATCGAGAAGCCGTGGATTCCTCCCGCCGGCGATGGCGGCTTCGTCCTAGGCTTTGCGGTTCCTAAGTTGCCTGACCCTCCTCAGCCCCCCGATCCGCCTGTCCCGCCTGAAGTCCCCTCCTTCGTTGACCCTTTCGCGGCCAAGTTAAAGCCGCTTCAGTTCCAGTGCGGGATGATTGCTTTGCCTGTGTCAGGGACTCCTGCCCCGGTGCTTCAGGTCGCCCTAGGCTCGGTGACCTACACGCACTCCTTGATGCCTCTCATCAAGAACTCGCCGTTTACGGACTACCGCCAAGCCTACATGAACTTCGCGGCGGTGCTGTCTTCTGGCATCACCCCTGTCCCTGTCGGCGACTCTAGCTCGCCTTGGATGCTGGGCGGCGGCGGCTACGCGCTGACGGGCACGGGTCGCTGGTTCGTCACCCTGTCGAAGTGGGACGCTGGCAACGGCGAGTTCTCTGCTGGCCTGCTCGACCAGAACCTCCCCTGGGTGTCCATCGTCAAGGACGGCTCCGATCAGTTCAACAAACTCTTCGTCGATTCTGGTCCGTCGCTTTATCAGAATAAGACCAACGTGCAGAAGATGTCCGGCTATGACGCGGCATCCACCGGGCTGACCACCGACTGGGGCAACTGCCACACCACTTGGTTCAACCCTCGCTTCTTCGGTCATCACGTCCGGGTGCTGGCCGTCATCGATTCCATCGCGGCAACGCCTTGCACTGTCTCGGTCGTGCAGATCAGGGCCGGCAGCGCTACCGCCAACGAAATCCAGCAGGTCATCTTTGTCGGCATATACAAGTCGGGCACGGTGACCTTTACCTACGGCGCCGCAACTACCACGTCTGGCTTCAACCCTGGCAGCGAGTCAGCCTACGATTTGCAACAGTGCCTCAACACGATCCCCGCGCTGAAAGGCAACGTCATCGTCCAACTGGCTGGCCCGGGCGTCTATCAGGTCGAGTTTACCAACAGCCTCAAGAACACGGACGTGGCCACGCTCACGCCTAACTCTAGCCTCACGTCCTTCACGACCTGGTATTCTGTCTACCAGTGCTCCGTCGGCTCTCAGGACATCGTCATTCCCTGCGAGCTCAACGCCACGCAGCTGATGAACGTATCCGGCAAGACCGAGGCCGAGGACCCCTACAACCTTAACGCGGCCACGACCCCCGTAAAGTGGGCGCACGTGGTAAACTACGAGGACGCCTACGCGGCCAACGCCCTGACGTTCACCCCTGCTTTTGCCACCCCGGTCATCAACGACACCACCCCGCGCACGTTTACCAAGCGCATCCTTAACTACGGTGAAGCATCTGGCTGCACCGCCGAGCCGACCACGGATCACCCCTTCAAGGTCATCCACGTCAGCACCACTGGAGGTATGTCCACCTACCGCATCGTCTCTGGCACGGTCAACAACGTCACCCCTGGCAACATCGCCAGCAACATCACCGTCTCGACCAGCACCTACGAGGTCTGGGTCAAGGCTCCGTTCGCGTCTGGCCTGTTCCCGAACCCGACTGGCTTCGAGTGGAACATCGGAACCCCCCTGCCGTCCGACACGGACGCGGAAGGCTATATCCGTATCGCCACGGTCAACGGCGCCACCGTCACCCAATACGTCACCGGCTCGCTGTGGGCTGACCGCATCAAGCTGGGCTCGGCCACGGCGACCTACTTCTACGCCCGCATCTGATGGCCTACGCCGTAGGCAGCACAGAGACCATCTCCACGTGGGGGAAGTTTCGCCATGTCTGGCGCTATAAGGTTTTCGCAGACTTTGATGGAGGTAACAACTGGATTTATTTTCCTGATGGCCTAAAGTCAGCAGCGGCTGGAAGCGGACTGATTAGGGGACTTCCTTGGTTTGGTTGGAGTGCGTCAGGTCCGGGTGGCCAATTCCTACCTGTCGAGTTCTTCAATCAAGAATACTCAACTGGCGTTTCTCCACCCTTCCCCCTTGGCAACCGTATGTTTGCCAACCCTGCCTACAACAACTCCACCCTAGAAACGCAGGCCGAGCTGACCGGGCAGACCGTCACCTTCCAAGACTTCAGGACCGGGGTCATCCCTGCGTCATTCTGGACAACGGGTGTTTACGTCTGGGACCCTGAATACGTGGGCAACACCTTCGCAGGGGAAGAAATCGAGGGGATCACCAAGCTGCAGAGGTTCTGACCTAAACCCTACCATTTGCACAATAAGTAGCCATGTCTGACACCGTCACGCTATCGCAGGGCAACACGTTCGCCTGCACCTTCGTCTGGACCCCTGGCGCTACCGGCCCTGCCAACCTGCTGGCCACGACCCTGACCTCGACGGTGGAGGACAAGTGCGGCAACTCCTACGAGCTGACGATCACCAAGGCGCTGGACGGCCTGTCGTTTACCTGCACCTACCCGGGCTCGACCGCCGACTGGGGCCTCGGCCTTGGTCGGTGGGACATCAAGTTCGTATTCCCTGGCGGTGGCATCTCCCGCACCGAGGTTTTCCGCGTTCAGGTCATCGACTCCGTCACCGTCTAAGCCATGCCTGACGCGACGATCACCTCGACGGCTTCGACGTTCGGGACCATCTCCGGCACGTTCGCGGCAGACCAGTCCACCATCGTGGGCACGGTCACGGGCATCGTGGCCGGCACGCTGGACGGTTCGGTGGGTGTGCCGGGTGCTCCTGGTCCGACTGGCCCCACTGGCCCGACTGGCGCGCAAGGCCCTGTTGGCCCGACTGGTCCTGTTGGACCTACTGGCCCCAAGGGTGACACGGGCGACACCGGAGCCACCGGCCCCACTGGCCCTACTGGCCCTCAAGGTATCCAAGGCATCCAAGGTCCGCAGGGACCTCAAGGTAACACAGGCTTGCAAGGCGAGATTGGTCCCGCTGGTCCTACTGGCGCAACGGGTCCTCAAGGTCCTCAGGGTATCCAGGGCATCCAAGGCGAAACGGGAGCGACCGGGGCGACTGGCCCGCAAGGTCCGCAAGGCATCCAAGGCGAGACGGGCGCTCAAGGCCCCATCGGCCCGCAAGGCCCCATCGGTCCGCAAGGTCCGCAGGGCATCAACGGCGACAAGTATGAGACGACCTCCACGACCTCGCTCACGATCGGCAACGGAAGCAAGACCCTGACGGTCGAGGCTGGCCTCGCGTATACCGTCCAGCAGTCCGTCATCATCGCATATGACAACGACCACCATATGCACGGTGACGTCACGAGCTACAACTTCGGCACGGGCGTCATGGTGGTCTTGGTCAACAAGCACACCGGCTCAGGGACGTATGCCTCTTGGACGGTCAATCTGGAAGGCGCTGCTGGTATCCAAGGACCCGAAGGCCCGATGGGCCCGACTGGCCCGCAGGGCGAGACAGGTCCGCAAGGTCCTCAGGGACCGCAAGGTATCCAAGGCGAGACCGGGGCGACTGGTGCAACGGGTGCGACTGGTCCGCAGGGACCGCAAGGCGACACGGGTGCGACTGGCGCAACAGGTCCGCAAGGCCCGCAGGGTGACACTGGCGCACAAGGACCTCAGGGCATCCAGGGGATTCAGGGCATCCAAGGCATCCAAGGCGACACTGGCCCGACTGGCCCTTCAGGCGTAGTCAACGCGACCGCGCCTCTGGCTTATGACTCTGGCACGCAGACGGTGTCGATTGACCTGTCGGCTTACGCTCCCAAGGCTAGCCCCGCCCTGACGGGCAACGTCACGATCACGTCGAACTCGGCTACGGCTGCGCTGACCATCACGCAAGACGGTGCGGGCGACATCCTGCGCTTGAATGACGTTGCAGGCGACACGACCTTCACCTTCGTCGATGCCTTGGGCAAGGTTAACACTGTTGCCGCAACAACGGCCTCGGCGGGCTTCAACGTCGCGCACGGCGTAGCCCCCACCACCCCGGTCAACGGCGACATCTGGACGACGACCACTGGCCTGTTCATGCGCCAGAACGGCGTGACCCGTCAGTATGTGGACTTCGACGGCACGCAGACCATCAACGGCGTTAAGACTTTCTCCCACCCCACGCAGATCCTAGGCAACTCTACAGCGGCTTCCACGATTAACATCGGAACGGGTGCAACGCTGACTGCTACCACGAAGACCATCAACATCGGCTCGAACGGCGTCTCTGGCTCTACGACGAACATCACGCTTGGTTCGGCTGTCTCGGGTGCTACGAACCTCATCACGGTCAACGGACCGATGACGGTTGGTAGCAGCTTCACGGCCACTGGTCTGAACATCAATATCGGCAACCAGACGTCGACGGCCACTTATAACTTCGGCACCGGCGCGATGGCGTCCGGCCAGACCCGCGCCATCGGCATCGGCACGAACGCCCTCGCTGGAAGCACGAACAACGTCACCATCGGTTCGGCTGCAGGCACCTCCACGACCACGCTCCAGGGCACGACCAACGGCGTCACCGCCGCGGCCGACACGAACAGCGTCGCCCTTGCCACCACGGCATTCGTCGTCGGTCAGGCTGGCTCGGCCACTCCCCTGGTTGACGGCACTGCCGCCGTCGGCACATCCCTGCGCTACGCCCGACAGGATCACGTCCACGGCACGGACACTTCCCGCGCGCCGCTCGCAAGCCCTGCGCTGACTGGCACGCCGACCGCCCCGACGGCCACCCCTGGCACGAACACCACGCAGATCGCGACGACCGCCTTCGTCACGGCTGCGGTTCCGGCGTTTGCGACGGATGCACAGGCCCGCCAAGGCCAAAGCAAGACAGTAGCCACCAGCCCTTACGCAGTCACGCTCGCCTTGAGCAATCCTTCGACGTTCCAGTGGACGACCTTTAATTCAGCCACATCTGGCGCTGGCGCGTCGAATAACAACTACGGCCAATACGTTTACGAACAGGACAGCCCTAACACAAGCGTTGCTGGCTATGCCGCTCTATACAGTAACACGCAGATGTCTTGGGTTAATGGCGGGTCGGCCAACCGCCTGACGTTTACCAAGCCTGTCTGGATTTCAGGAAAAATCGCAAAGGCTGGTGGCTTTGCTGGCGATGCGAACAACTCCTACCGCTCATACATTGGCGCAACCGACACGGGTGGCACACCCAACGGCGGCGACCCTGTTGCGGCATCCGTCGGCATCAAGTTCACAGGCGGTGCAGGACAAGTCTTCAAACTAATGGTGCATAACGGCACGACCCAGACCCTCGTCAGCGGAACGACCACCATCTCGACGGACGTAGTCTATGAGTGGATGGTCTACTCTGACGGGGCTGGCAACGCTACGCTGTTTATTAATGGAGTGCAGGAAGCCACGACCAGCGCTGGCCCGACTGGTACGGCTAACACCTGCTACGCCGTTCAAGCCGTAGGGCAAACCGCCTCTGCCGCAACCCGCATGATTCTCGTCAACCGCAACATCAAGGTCGTCGTCGGCAACTAATCCCATGACCTACTATAAAATCACCTGCGTCTTTGATGCCGACTGGTCTAACCTTTACCCGGCGCTCTTTGGAGAAGTCCAGCACTCCTATTCCCGCAACGGAGAGGAAGGCCCGAACGTCGCCGTCTACGGCTTCTCCACTCCGCAGACCCCCGCCGACCTCGGCCCGCTCGTCAAAGTCGAACTCATTTCCGAATAACACCATGATCACCCACCTCCTCGCTCTCCTCGTCGGCTTCGTCGCCGGTGCCCTCGTTATGAGGAAACACAAGGCCAAGGCCGACTCGCTGGAAGCGAAAGGCCGTCAGGCCCTCGACGCCCTCAAGGGTCGCTGACCGTGCGCCTGCTCCTAGCCATCGCCGTCTTGGCCCTGGCTGGGTGCAAGTCTAAGCCCGCCGACGCTCCCCTGCCTGTCCAGCCTCCGGCACCGACGAAGCCTGACGCCGTCCAGACCCTAGGCAAAGACCTAGACAAGACGGATCACCGCGTAGGCGCTGCGCTTGTCGCCATCGAGAAGAACGCCGATAAGCCCAAGGTGGTCGTCGCGGAGTCTCGTCTGGCCCAGTCCTATCTGCCCCCGCCCCCCGAGGCGGACGTGGCCTTCGCCGTGGCACGGGCCTCTCGAGCTGAGACCCCGCAAGGTGCCATCGACTACGCCCGCCAGATGGAGTTCGGACGCAAACTCGCCACCGCCGTGAACAAGGCATGGGAGAAGCTCGAGGCCGACCAGAAGGAAGCCGCCCGCGTCTCCGGCCTGAAGGACGCCCGCATCGTCGAGCTGACCAAGGAGGTCGAGCGCGTGAAGGCCGAAGCCTCCAAGAATATCTGGACCCTCCTAGGTGCCGGTCTCTTCGCGGTCGGGGCATTGACCACGGCCTTTCTCGGTCCTCGCCTAGGCGTCCCGCTCCTGGCTTGCGCTGCGCTGGCTGGCTCCGTGCCGTTTATCTATGACTCCCCGGCCTTCATGTATGTGGCCATCGGCACGGCGGCCATCGCATCGGCGCTATCCCTCTGGTGGCTCTACGACAAAGTCTCCGACGCCGTGCAGGACAAGAAGGACGAAGCCGAAATCTCTAAGGACGAATGAGCCCTCCCCCTGCACCTATCGACCCCGAGTCCATCCCGAAGGAATTGAAGGATGGCGTGGTGGCATCGACCATCGGAGCGCTGAGCATGGCGGCGAGACTTTTGCTCTCACAGGAAAAGCACACGTGGGGCTGGGCGGCCCGCCGAGTAATGGCCGCTTCCATTACCGCCGCGATCAGTGGCTACGCCCTCACCGAGTATATCTCCAGCCCGGGCCTGCGGATGGGTGCGATCGGTGCGCTTTCTTACGCAAGTCCAGAAGTCCTCGACGCGCTGCTACGGGCAATCAAAGCCCGGGCGAACCGCGAGGCCGACCGCATCGCTGGCAACCCCAAGCCAGCCAAGTCCAAGCCCAATGCCAAAGCCAAGCGACCAACAAAGCGCAAGTGAGGGCAACCTCCTGCTGGCCGTCTGCCTGCTGGTGACCTTCGCCGGCATGGCCTCGGTGACCACGGCTTACACGTCGGGCTTTGTCCTCGACCAGCTGCAGTCAACCGATGCCCTGGTCATGCTTGTGACCGATGGGGGGCTGAAGTCCGACTCCGCCGACCTTGAGCGTAATATGTCCTCGGCCACCCTAGCCCTGCAGTCCGTCCGCGAACTAGGGCTGGCCCTGTCGTTTGGATGCCTTGCCGTGGCCGTGGCGGTGGGTATCAGGCTCTGGCGGGGTAGACGGCAGGGTTGACCCATAAGCCCCCCTCCTAGGGCATCCTAGGAAACCCGACCCTTGGGGCTTGACGGCGGCCTGCTCGGAAGGCATACCTTTGCCTATCCCGCACAACATGAGCTCATCCTCCGATCCCAACGCCGACCTCTACGCTTTCATCTTCAACATGATTGAAAGCCAGCCGCACTTCCGTGTCGGCGCACGCAAGCCTGCCGCCGCCCCTCTCTCCCCGGCCATGCTGGCCAAGCCCTACAAGGGCATCCTCCCCGAGTCCTACGCGGTCGAGCCGAAGATTGACGGCGTCCGCGTGATCGTGGAAGTCTGCCGCCAGACGCTGGCCGTGGCCATGAAGACCCGCAACGGCAACCCGCTTCCGTCCATCGAGCACCTCGGCGCGTGGTTCGCTGACACTGCCAGCAAGCACGGCGTGTTCACGTTCGACTGCGAGGCCGTCTCCGGCGCTGACTTCTACGACGCGGTCGGCGACATCCGCTCCAGCGAGCCTGCCAAGGACGCTTTCCTCTGGCTGCTCGACCTGCCCGACGACATCGGCACTTACCGCGAGCGCCGCGCACAGATGGCCAAGTTCGAGTTCACCGACTCCGTCCGTCTGGTCGAGTCCTTCGTCGGCATCTCCCCTAACGATGCCTTCCGCCGCTTCGTCTCGCATGGCTTCGAGGGTGCGATGGTCAAGGACCTCGACGCTCCCTACTCGCAGGGCAAACGCTCCAACGCCTGGTTGAAGGTCAAGGCCGTGGACGCCGAGGACTGCCCGGTGGTCTCCGTCCATGAAGGCCAAGGCCGACTGGCTGGCACGATGGGCCACGTCGTCGTAGAGAACAACGGACGCCTCGTCCGCGTCGGTGGCGGTTTCAGCGACGAGCAGCGCGCCGCGATCTGGGCGAACCGCGACACCGTCATCGGTTCCTTCCTCGAAGTCACGTTCCAGAGCAAGACGCCCGATGGCTCCCTCCGTCACCCCCGCATCCGTGGCGACAAGTAAAACAACGTATTACCAATCTCCCCCCGCACATGAATAACAAAGACTACCACGCCAGCCCGGCGGTCTCGAACTCGAAGCTCTCCCGCTTCCTTGAGTCCCCGCGTCTGATGAACACGCCCCGCAAGAAGACCCCTTCCCTCCGCTGGGGTTCGCTTGTCCACACTATCATCCTCGAGCCTCAGCTCATCGGCGAAGAATGGGCCGTGATGCCCGAGGGCCTCGACAAGGGCAAAGGCGCCAAGGCCCGCGAGGAAGAGTTCCTCCTGGCTAACGAGGGCAAGGAGATCGTGAGCCACGATGAGTTCACGCAGCTGAGCGCCATCGCCGAAGCCGTCCAGCAGGACGATGAAGCCGCCGCCCTACTCTCCGGCGAAGGGGTCAACGAGTCTTCCTACTTCTGGAAGGACTCCGTCACCGGCATTGATATGCGCTGCCGACCTGACCGCTACCGCGACGACGGCCTGCTCGTGGACGTGAAGACCACCGCCAGCGTGGAGCACTACGCCTTCAGGCGATCAGTCTGGGACTATGGCTATGACCGCCAGAGTGCCATCTATATCGACGGCATCGAAGCCGTGACCAGCCGCCGCCCCCGAGGCTTCGCCTTCATCGCCATCGAGGGCAAGGACGCCCCCGAAATCTTCGTCCAGGTATTCGTGATGACCGAAGCCGACATCGAGATTGGCCGCAAGCGTTACCGCGCCGGCCTCGACCTGATGGATCGCTACATCAAGACCCACGGCGCTGACCCCATCGCATGGCCCAAGAAGACCGGCCCGGGCGTCATCGAGGTGGACCTCTCCAAGTTCAACGTCTGAAGCTATGTCCTGCGCTTACTTCCTCAGATACAAAACCGCCGGGGGATGGGATGCCTTCTTCAACCCCGAGTCCATTTCCCACATCTACCCGAAGTGCGGGTTTACCATTGTCACAATGACCAACGGCTACGAGTTTACCTTCGACGGCCCGATGGAAGACTTCCTAAAACGCATCCGCGAAGACATCGCCGAGGCCACCCGCACCCTCTGACCCTTTCCCACATGAGCAACACACCCGCACTCCCCCCGAAGAACACCATCGAACTCGTCCGCTCTGCCGGACTGCAGGAGCAGGTCGCCAAGGCCCTCCCGAACGCCGACGACGCCAGCCGCTTCATGCGCTGCGTGATCACCGCCTGCAACAAGAACCCCAAGCTGTGGGATTGCACCCCCGCCAGCGTGGCCTCCGTGGTCCTGCAGGCCGCCCAGTGGGGTCTGATGCCTGACGGCCACCACGCCCACCTCATCCCCTACGGCAACGACGCCACCCTGCAGTTCGACTACAAGGGCATCCTTGCGCTTGTCATGCGATCGGGCGAAGTCGCCCACATCCACGCCGACATCGTCTGCAACGCCGACAAGTATCGGTTCAACCTGGGCAAGGTCGAAGAGCACGTCGTGGACCTGTCCAAGGACCGGGGCGAACCCTACGCGGTATACGCCATGGTCCGCTTCAAGGACGGGGAAACCGCCGCGATCCAGATGAGCAAGGCCGAGGTCGAGGCCATCCGCAAGGCCAGCCGCTCCGGCTCGTCCGGCCCTTGGGCCACCTACCCGATGGAGATGTGGAAGAAGACCGCCTTTAAGCGCCTCGCCAAGTGGCTCCCCCGCCTGCCGCGTGACGTGCAGGAAGCCATCCGCAAGGACAACGAGGCCGAGTATGGCCAGCGCACGGTCGAAGGCCAGCCGGTTCAGCCCGCTGCCGAAGCCGTGAAGGACCTGGTCAAGAAGGCCAAGGCCACCGAGCCCGAGGCCGCCCCCGCCGGCGACGAACCCATCGATATTTAGGCTGACGCAGGAGTGCCGTGTAGCCGGCCCTGCCCTCGAAAGGGGGCGGGGCTTATTGTTTGCGTAGGTGCAGACGCTGGGAGACAACATCCACCCATGGGAAAGAAACCCAAGGTCCCGAAGGTCATCGTCCGACCCCTGCCCGGGGACATCGCAGGGCTCGCTTGCAAGAAGGACAACACCATCGAGCTAGACCCGAACATCATCACGGAGCGCGAACGCCTGCGCGTGACCGTGCATGAGGCCCTCCACCTCGGAGACTGGAAAGCCCCCGAGAAGAAGGTGGACCGCATCTCGCGCAAGATCGCGGACGTGCTCTGGTCCCAAGGCTACCGCAGAACTTCCCTATGAAACACGTCCTCATCCCAGTCAGTGGCTTCGCAAGAAGTGGTAAAGATACTTTAGCCGACTCCATCTTCGAGCTGCTCGAACAAGACGAGCCGGAGTATTCCTGCATCGTCCTGAAGTTCGCCGACGCGCTGAAGGAGTCCCTCCAGATCGCGCTCGACGAAGCGGGCCTGAACATCGACGCCTTCACCGAGGACACCGCCAAGAAGGCCGCGCTCCGTCCGCTCCTGGTTGCCTACGGGGAATACTGCCGCACGCAGAACCCGAACGTCTGGGTGGACAAGGTCATCGAGCACATCAACAACTGGGCCGACATCACCTGCAAGGACTCAGGCTCCGAGCACTCCGTCATCCTCGTCCCGGATATGCGCTACGAGAACGAGTATCTGAAACTCGAGGCCCTCTGCGTCAAACGCGGCTGGGCCTTCGTCCCGATCTACATCGAACGCCAAGGCAACCTGCCCGCCAACAACGCCGAGGCCGAGTCCATCGGACTGATGGCGGCGCACGACTGCTTCCGCAGGGGCAACGCCCTGCAGGTCTGCTTCCCGGATAACTCCGTCGAGGCCATCCGTCAGTGGGCCCGTAAGTTCACCCAGTCCATGAGCCTCTACCGATGAACATCACCCGGAAGTGGAAGCGGTTCGCGGCGGTGTCCTGCTCTCACGGGCATCACATCGACCCGGTGGCGAGGGAGTCCGTGCTCAAGTTCATGGGCGACTTCTGCAAAGGCCCAGGAGCGAAGCGCATCCACCTCGGGGACTTCGTAGACGTCGAGGCCCTGATGGGTGGCGGCGCCGGGCATGGCGAACCCCTTGCGCCTGACATCGCCGGTGGCGTCCGCTTCCTTGAGGACGGAGAGTTCAACGTGGTCATCAACGGAAACCACGAGGACCGCATCTGGCGGCTGACCCATTCCAAGAACGAGGTCGTGGCCGAGCTGAGCCAATACCTGAAGCACGACATCGAGCAGACCGTCCAGAAACTGAAGGCCGACCACGTCCCCTACACCGGGGTCTTCCAGAAGTATATGCTCGGCACGGGCCTGTTCACGCACGGCACGATTTACAACGAGTCAGCGCCTCGGGACATGGCGGAAATGTATGTCGAAGCGGACGCGGTCTTCTTCGGCCATACCCATTCCCCTGGCATAGCCCTAGCCCGTAACTCCCGCCGCACGATCGGCATCAACGTCGGCACGCTCAAGCTGCGGGGCTCAAGCGACTACGCCAAGGGGCGACGCAAGACCCTGTCGTGGGGGCAGGCCATCGCCTATGGGGAGTATTGCGACACGGGCATCCAGCCTAGTCTCTACATCCACCCGCTGGAGATGTCCGGCCAGCCTTGGCGCTTATCCGTATGACCGACTCAAACTCCATCGTGCAGCGCCTGCTCAAGGAACTGAGCAACGAGCCAAAGGACTACCCCTGCCCCAAGGGCTGGTTCACCGTCGAGCAGATCCGCGTCGAGCTCGATATGGCCCACACGCGCAACGCATCCTCCCGTGCGCTCGACCTGCAGCGCCGTGGCCTGCTCGAACGCCAGCCCCATCAGTTCAAGTCCGGCACAGGCCAGTGCCACATGGCCTACGTCTACCGCCCGGTCCCTCCGTATAAGTCCATCAAGCAAGCCGCTGCCCAGATGTTCGCCCACCGCTCCGACAAAGTCCCCAAGGGCTGGGTGCGCCTGGTCGATTACGCGGTCAGCAAGAACGTCTCGGACGTGGCCGTGCGTGGCCGAGTAGCCCGGGCAGGGCTGAAGCCGAAGTATTGGAAGACCCCTCGCGGTATCATCGGCCTGCACCTGAACGCCTACTACCTGAAGGCCGACCTCGACCGCTTGTATAAAGCATAAGGGCCACCCTTGCGGATGGCCCGAAGCCCGAACTGCCCTCAGTTGCGATCCCGCACAATTGATATTGTCCGGGCCTCGCCTGTTACCTTGCGACGGCAGGGCGTTTTGGCAAGCCCCAAGCCAGCGTGTTGACCTGTCGCGCCTTGTTGAACTTGGCAGAGGGAACCTCGGCCCACTGGAAACCATATCGACCGAAGCCCGTCCATCCGAGATTCCAAGCCAGCCAGATTTCCCCCGGGTGTGGTTGCCGCCCGATCTCGCCGGCGAGCCTGACCTTCAGGACCGTCAGCCAGGTGCGAGCGTAGTCCCGAGCCTTGGCCGGCACAGCCGCGTCGGCATAGGGATAGACCGCCAGCCCCACCTTGCGCCTGATGGCCGAGCAGTCCTTCCACGCTACGGCGTGCCACTGAAGGCAGCCGAGGGCCTTGCCGCCGTCGCCCCGAGGGGTGGACGCTCCACGGCCAGAGGACTCGACCTGCTCGACGGCCTGCAGGGTCTGCTCTGGGATAGCCTCAGAGGTCAGCAGGGCGGCGGAGAGGGCTAGGACTAGGGTCATAGGGTCGAACGGCCTTGGCGGGCCACGCAGGGGGTCAGGCCGAGACGCCTGTAGGTAGCGTAAAGGGTATAACGGGAAACCCCGCTGGTCTCGGCCAGTTGCGGGACGGTCATCCCCTGGCCATGGCCGGCTAGGACGAGGTCCTTGATGGACCCCTTGGGGCGGCGCTCGCGTAAGGCCGGCAGGCCGAGGTGCTTGATGGCGCAACGGACCGAGCGCAGGTTATGCCCGGTGAGGGTGGCCACCTGCTCAACCGTCAGCTGCGGGGAAGCCGTGGCGATCACGGCTGCCTTGACCAGCCCGTAGTTAGCCCTCGATTTCGATGTCATTGGATGCGTCTCTGATTGCGCGGGTCAGGCCGACCACCTCGTAGGGGTCAATCTCTTCGCCGTCGGTGTCGATGACCGAGACGATTTCCGTCTCGTCCCAGTCGAGTTCCCAGTGGCCGCGAACCTCGGTCCCGAACTCATGGTCGAAGGAGTCGTCCACATACATGGCCGAGCCGTCCAGGATGACCTGATATTCTTGGCCACGGTGCTTGACCGTCAGTTCGTGCTCAGCCACGGCGTTTACGTTTGGCGGGTTTCGGCTGCTCGGTCGGGGCGTAGGTGTAGGTCGATACGCCAGGGAGTCCGACCTGCCAGCGTTCGCGGTCCATGACCTGACGGATCAGGTCGGTCACGGCCTTGTCGGCCATGGCCTTGAAGGCGTCGCGCTGAAGTTCGACCTCGGCAAGGCGTAGCCGGAGCCGGGTGATTTCGTCATAGTCTGGGAGGTTGTTCATTTGTTTCTGAGTTTAGGGAGTTTGCGGTATTGGCGGTAAGAGTGGATTGAGTTGGCATCGACGCGGAAGCGTTCGGCGGCCTCGGTGTAGGTGGCGTTATTGGCGTGCGCCCAGTGGTAAGCCTCGCGGCCTAGCTCGCTGGCGAGTTTGCCGGCCTTCGGCTTCTTGCCCCTAGGCTCGACAGGCTTGCGCTTGTCGGTCGGCCAGCAGCCGAGGGACTTGAGCAGCGCCCTGGTCTGGGCGGCCTTCTGGTAATGCTCTTGCAGGGCGGCTTCGCGGACCGGCACGAACTTGTCGATTAGGTCGTGCAGTTCGCTGATGCCAGACGAGCGGGAGTTGTAGGGCGTGGTCATTTGCTGGGCTTCCAGACGTTAAGGCTGAACAGGTATTCCCAGCGCTTGCGGTGATCGGCGAGACGCTCGGCCACGATGCGCTTCTCGGCGGGGGTGAGCTGCTTGAGGCCGGGATGCATAATCTCAGGCCGACGCTTCTGCTTAGGCATGGGGCTTGCCCTCCTTGGCGGCGTTCCAATCCCTTGCAAAAGCGGAAGCCATAGCAAACATACAGTCCGTGTTTTCGAGTTCCTTGGTCAGCCGCTCGACCTGTTCCTTGAGGTCTATCTTCTCATCGAGGATTTGCCTAGCCGTCAAAGCGATGTTCTGAAGTTCGTGCTGTTGCTCAAGATACTTCGTGTTGAGTTCGTCATACA